ACACCCCTCTTGCTGATACGATGTCCGAAAATTTCATTCCTATACCATTTCTCCCCTTTCCAATAATCTATTTCAAAAAACTTCGGTTCTTTGGGACGCGACATACAAATATCCGGATGCTGATCTAACCAGTTATGCATCGAAGTAGTCCCACACTTCTGGCCTCCTACTATCATAAAGAAATTATTCAGCATAGTCTATCTCCAAGATAAGCTCTAGACAGTGTATAGCTTTCTCTATATCGACGCGACCATTCTTACGTTGATGCCTAGATATATATCGCACTACGGAAGACTCCAAGCCTCCCATCTTATTAGCTCGACAGAATTCTACCGGCTGAATCTTAAGGTGTTTATAATGATCACCGCCGATTTGCTTATCAAGGGCGCTCATTGGGTCATCCCTCCTTTAGCTTGAGGATTAGCTTCATAATCAAAGGTGTCCCATTCTCGTTGGTAATAATCTTTTTGAGATTGATCACAAGCAGTACGATAATCTGATTTAACCGGACACTCTTTGTATCGAGGGAAAGCGCAGCTACCGTACCAGGCGCAATGAACTTTAATAAAATCCTTAGCCCAGGGGTGGACAGAGAAAACACAATCTCGCATTAGCTCGAACGCCCGCTGGTATTCTCCTTGAGTACGAAAGCACAAGCGGAGTAATCCCATATCATGGAGAGTCCGAAGATTGAGCTTTACGATAATGCTAGTAGAGATATTGGTCGGAAGGATACCACGGGCGTCTTGTATCGCCATATCGTTATCTTCGATCATAGTTCGGTAGTTCTCCATAGCTTCGATCGCAAAACTATCGAACATCTTTTTGCCGGAAGTATTAATCACCTCGTGGTTAGATACGTCGACAGTTCGTTGGGATTCCTGGGCGAAGCTAGCTGTTCTAGTTCGAACTAGCTGATGGGTAAAGGCTCGGGTCACTCCTGATAGCTCGAAGATGTAATCTACGAACTCCCAGGACGACTGGATCGTATCCTTCATATAGGCAAGATGCTCTAGTTTCTTTTCTTCTGACCAGTGACATACATCGTCGAAAGTTTGTTCTCCCTGGAGGCGCGTGTTCTTAGTATAGAGCAGCGTCTCCAGAGCCCAGGTCGTTCTATTGATTAGTTCTACCTTCATTTTAGGCTCCTATGGATTTCATATTGGTCTTTATTGGCGAGTCGTTTAATAACATGTATGTCCTTATATACATCATCTAGAAGTATATTCCTCCAGGTAGCGAATCTACCTAGTGAGAATATTCCGTGTTCTAGAGTTAAAGTCAAGACGGTTCTGCGTCTTACGCTTTCGTCAATGCTTCTAATCTTACCACGTTCTTGCCTATGATTTGAAACTAACGTGTCGTAATGTAAATTGCTAAGACCGAATGATGCTAGAACTTGATCAATAGCATGTTGGTATATTTTATCCATTGATTCCATAATTAGATTATCACCTGTTATGCTAGCTCGATAACAATAAAAATGTTCGCCTGGATAATAATTAGTCATATAAACATCACACCTAGGGAACAACAATCTAGTGACACATATCTCTTGAGAATCAGAAAATTTGGAAACGATCGGCATTTCTAATAAATCGCAAAGAATGTGCAAAGGGATAGTGCTAATTATCGGTTGAAGTGTAAGCTGACAGCTCGCAACGAACTCCTTGTCCATTTTGATATTATATTGAATACGACCTTCGCATTGAGCTTTTAGTTGCTGATGAAAATCAGCCGGAGCGACCCATCGCTCTACGGTGTCCAAATCAGTAATCGAGCGACAGCTTACGATGCTCGATACTTTTTTGGAATAATCGATGATATGTTTATTGGATAATGGTTGGTGTCCGTGCTCCCAGACGTTTTTGTAGACGGTCACTTTCTTAAATGGTATTCCGACAGCCTCACCTATATCTGGTGAGCGGAATCTAAGTACAGCCTGGTGAGTTGTATCGTTATCACCAAACTCAAATATTTCAGCGTCTTGATTTAAAGCACCTGCTAAGGTGCCGGCTAGGCCTGCGCCTAAAATTATCATATTGATACTCCTGCCGTGGAGACCGACCCGATTGCCGGTCTCCCAACGCGCTTCGGTTAATTAGGCAGCGTGAATCTCGTTTGCCATAGAACGAATAGCCTGGTAAACACTTTCGTGCTTCAGGATGTTACCGGAAGTACCTTCCGCAGTCTTCAGGTACTCAGTACATTCCGCTTCGTTCATAGTGGGAGTAGCAACCAAAGCCTTCAGGAAACGAGATTTGAAACCAGCACGAGCGCCACCAGAACCTTTAGGCTTCTTGTAGCATTCCAGCTCGTTGGCTTTCGCAAAAGACCGGATAAGCGCGGCAGCTGATTTTTCGGAAACGCCAGCAGCTTTCTTCACAATAGCATCGAGAGCTTTTGTGAATACAGCTTCGTCGGCCAGGTCTTTTCCGTCCAGGATTTTCTCGACAATCTCTGTCTTTTCTTCCTTCGAGATTGCGTAACCGGCATCTACCATATAGGTATTGTAAAGCCTGGTTACATTCTTGAACGTAGCGCCAGCACCGATGAGGGCCATTTTGATGTCGTCCTCACTTTTGTCTGCGGCGACCGCAGTTTCAAAAGCTTCCAGGATGACGTCTGTTTCTGCAACTTCTACTTCTTCAGTTTCTGTGTTCATTGATGTCTCCATCATAAGTTCCTCGGTTCCTCCGAGTCGGTACTGCATACTATACTCCTATTTTCAGGAAAAGTCTAGTAATATTTTAAAAATCTCAGAATGAATACTCCTTCACCCTGGGGTATTTTCCCGTTTTGTCTATCATAATTCTATTGGGCGTCTTAAGCATATGACTATTATGGACAACGCCTAAAGCACTAGTCATATCCGGTAATCCCCTAAATGTTAACCAGTGTTGAGCCATATGGCCGGCATAGCCTTTATGTTCTATGCATACATATTCGTTATAAGTCCGTAGACCACAAGTGTAGACTACCTTAACCATACTCGGTGAATGCTTTTTATTATGAAGTAAATAATTTATGTCGCTAACCTTGAGCCATACTTTGTCTTTACCTCTAAGCACATCGACTTCTTGCGCGGTTCCTTTCAATAGAGTCTTGAACTGGAACTTATGTCCGCAAAATTCGCATATCTTTTTGGTCGGGTGGTGTATAGTATCGCAAGCAGGACAACGCTTGGTTATAGGCTCGCCCGTTGCTACACCCTTGCCTTTCTTCTTAGGCACTATATCGTTAATTGGTCCTAGTCTTTCGGTGTTGCCTGCGAAATCCAATATGAGGCAATGGTCTTTGCCTGGTGCGGGGCGAAGCCCTCGTCCAATGGTTTGGATGTGGATAACCGGACTTTTCGTTGGACGGAGCAAAGCGATGAGGTCAATCTCTGAATCATCGAATCCAGTAGTGAGGACATTGACGTTAACAATAGCCCTAAAAGTTCCAGACTTGTAATGATTAATAACAACATCACGATCGAAGTCCATCTTGGAATGAATAACCATAGTCGGTATCCCATTTTGACCTAACTCCTCTGCTATATTTTCAGCATGTTCTATATCTATTGCGAATACGAGCCACTTCTTATAGCTGGCTCCCTTAGCTATGATTTCCTGTATAGCCATCTTAGTAATTGAATCTTTATCTACTTTTTGCGATAACATCTTCTTATCAAAGTCACCGGCTACTGTACGAATGCCGTCAGTATCTAGTTCCATTTCAGTACAAGATGTCTTAAGATTACACAAGTAACCGTCTTTGATAAGCTGATTGAATTTGTCCTTAGAAGTCATGTCGTAAATCAGATCGTTGAAGATCGAACCTTCTTCACCGTAGATATAACCAACACCTAAACGGAATGGAGTAGCGGTAAGTCCAAAGTATCTAGGGTGTTCTAAACCGGCAAAGAACTTTCTGTACATAGTATTTTTGCCGGGCGGTATCAGATGACATTCATCTATGATAATAAACTTGTACTCGCTAAAGTGTTTAGGGATTCTAAACACAGACTGGATGCCAGCTACAGTTACCTGTTTTCTTTCCCGCTTCTTCAGTCCGACAGAATAGATACCTACATCTATTCCGGTATGGAATTTGATCGAGTCGTAATCTTGCATCAGTATCTCCCTAACGTGGGATAGAACTAATACATTAGTCGTAGGCCACCTAGCGATGGCCTTCAGTATAATATCGGCAAGTACGACCGTCTTGCCTGAACCCGTGGGCATAGCTACTAGCGGGTGGTTGTCCGGATTGTTCTTCATATAGGTGAAGACTTTCTCCGAGATTGGTTCCTGATATGGTCGTAGATCAAACATTAATCGCCGTTAGCTCCCATACCACATTTACGGTCAGCTACGATATCGTGATCTACTGGAGTATCAACTCCGATCATAGATATGCTATCTATAGATGGTTCATACTCTCTGAATATAGCGGCCATCATCTTCGCTAAATTGATACCATCTTTCACATGTATAGTTATGCTTCTTTCGGCCATTAGAATACCTCACTTAGTTCGTAGTCGCCACAGCCCAATAATTGATCTTCTCTATTAAGCCAGTGCCCGTATAACTCGCAGCTCCATTGCCCTTTCTCTTCAATATTGACGTGCTTACAAGTACGACAATTTCTATTGATCTTTGCCCCTCTATGACAGATAGGCTTAGCATCGCAGAACTTACATTCGAACCAGGTCACTTCGCCGATCTTCTTCGGGGCAAATTCCGCAGTCAATATATTGAACCCTTTCGACATACAATCGTCGTGAGTCTGTTGATCGTATTTGATTCGTTCATAATGCCTTTCTTCGTTGTCCTTATTGGTTACGATGAAAAGACAGCGGGTCAGTTGTAATTCTCCCATATACGTATGGATCTGACCCCAATACCCAGGGTTGCTAACTCTCAATCCGTTCTTGACGTAGAGAGCGAACAGTTTCTTATTCATTGTCTTGATTTCGAGAAGGTGCATAGTCTTCTCGGCTCCAGGTATCTTAATGGCCATTCCGTCAGGATGACCTTTGATATGTCCGGTACTATCGACCACTTCTAATTGCTGTTTAAGCACATTTTTAACGTCGATTCCAACTGCTGCGAGGTCTCTAACAACTCTCGGCTCTTCCAGGTCACCTCGCTCAAATATACGAGCGATGCGTTTAGGAATGTTCCTATCGTACGCCCAGTGAAAGTCATACCATATCTTTCTAGAACATGGATATCCTAGTCCAGAGATACCTATGTATTCTCTGAACTGCTGTTTTACCATGCCGCCTTCGATAGCATCGTGTAATAAATTTTGTTTAGGTATTAAAGCCATTAGTGTCTCCAACCAATATTTAAATCACACAAATTAGTTAATGCACTAGTATATTCTGTATAACGATTCCAATTGCCAGCGCAATGATA